GATTGAGGACAGGAAGAAACACCTGTTCATTAAAGCGCAGCACCCCGACCTTGACATCCGATTTGTCTTCGATAATCCTACCCGCAAGTTATACAAGGGCGGCAAGATGACCTATGCAGATTGGTGTGACAAACACGGTTACATGTATTGCAAATTAAAAGAGGGCATCCCGCAATCGTGGCTTGACAAACAGGATGCAAAGTAGTAAGATAACAATTCACTTGGACGAGTTTCGCCCAGACGAATCCTCACCAGAACGCACCTTGTTCTTGTGTGTTATTCTTCAAGCGTTACTCGATGCAGCTAAGCCAGCTTACGAAGGTGAGCCAGCCACTGCAAGAATAGACAGGGACAGAGCATCGGCTTGGTTCTTCGCCTTAGTAGGTACAACAGCACAGGACTTTGAAGAAGTGTGTACCAATGCAGGAGTAGATGCCGATTACATGAGAGACTTTGCATACAAAGTTTTACAGACAGGAGAGATAGAATATGTCAGGAAAAGAATTAACGCAATCCTTGGACACTAAGTTTGGTTATACACAGGTGCCAGACGACCCAGTAAACAGCCCGTCACACTACAACAGCAAGGGCGTTGAAGCAATTGACGCCATTGAGGCAAGCATGTCTGACGAGGAGTTCCAAGGTTACTGCAAGGGTAACGCAATGAAATACATGTGGCGTTACAAATATAAGGGCAAGCCTGTGGAAGATTTAAAAAAAGCGCAATGGTATTTGAATAAGCTCATTGCCTCACTGGAAACTATGTAGTATAATTGGAGTCTTCGACTATGCAAGTAACATTGATTGACCATATGGGTAGCGACCTTACAGTTGTGAACGCTGCCCGTGTTTCTTTTAACAAGGAATCACAACGAGTACAGAACGGCAACCATCAAGACCTCTCAGAGGGAGACCAAAAGCTTATCAACTATTTGTCTAAGCACGGTCACTGGTCGCCATTCTCACACTGCTTCTTACAGTTTCGTATTGAAGCTCCCCTCTTTGTCGCACGACAGCTAGTGAAACACCAAGTGGGCTTGGCTTGGAATGAAGTCAGCCGCCGCTATGTGGACGCTACACCTAAGTTCTTCACACCAAAGGCGTGGCGAACTAAGGCAGACAACGTAAAGCAGGGTAGCTCAGACGATACTATAGACTATCACATCGGCTCATACACACGCTCTGCCATTGCAGAGTATGAACGTATGCTTGACGTGGGTATCGCTCCTGAGATGGCACGTATGGTGCTGCCACAGAACATGTACACAGAATGGTACTGGTCTGGCTCACTATACGCCTTCTCTCGTGTCGTTAATCAGAGGCTGGACAAGACATCGCAAGCAGAGACGAGGTACATTGCAGACTTGATAAGCCAAGAGGCAGCACGATTTGATTTTAAATATAGCTGGAAAGCACTAACAGGAGAGGAACTTCGCACAAATGACGAACCAAAATACATTGACTAATTACCTACCATCAGACTACCAGACATTCATTGCAACGTCACGGTATGCCCGTTGGTTAGATGACGAGGGACGCAGGGAAACCTGGGGTGAAACCGTAGGCCGTTTCATTGACAACATCGTACGCCCGTCAGACATAGATGGCAAGACCATTAACCAGCTTGAGGATGCCATCCTTAACCTAGAAGTAATGCCCAGCATGAGAGCCTTAATGACTGCAGGCCCAGCTGCTGAGCGTGACAACACATGTGTATACAACTGTAGTTACCTGCCTGTTGACCACCCTCGTGCCTTCGATGAAGCAATGTTTATCTTGCTGTGTGGTACAGGTGTAGGCTTCTCTGTTGAGCGTCAGGCCATCAGCAAGCTTCCTGTAGTACCAGAAGACATCAGAGACAGCGAAGACCTTATCGTTGTACAGGACAGCAAGGAAGGCTGGGCTAAGGCACTACGCAAAGTAGTCAGCGGCCTGTACACAGGGGACGTACCCAAGTGGGACTTGTCCAAGATTCGTGCAGCAGGTGAACGCCTCAAGACATTTGGTGGCCGTGCCTCTGGGCCTGACCCACTGAACGACCTGTTTAACTTTGTTGTAGCCAAGTTCAAAGGCGCAGCAGGGCGTAAGCTTAACAGCGTTGAGTGCCACGACATCATGTGTAAGATTGGCGAAGTAGTTGTAGTGGGTGGTGTACGCCGCTCCGCTATGATTAGTTTGTCTAACCTATCCGATGACCGTATGCGTCATGCTAAGTCTGGTCAGTGGTGGGAGAACGAAGGGCAACGTGCCTTGGCTAACAACTCTGTAGCCTACACTGACAAGCCTGATATGGAAACCTTCATGCGTGAGTGGTTGTCCTTGGTCGAGTCTAAGTCTGGTGAGCGTGGTATCTTTAGCCGTGCTGCTGCAGACGACCACGTTAAACGCAATGGTCGCCGTGAGACAGGCAAGGAGTGGGGTACAAACCCGTGCAGTGAGATTATCCTGCGGCCTTACCAGTTCTGCAACCTGACTGAGGTTGTGGTACGCCCCACCGACACAGAAAAAACACTGGCAAACAAAGTACGTCTTGCCTCTATCCTTGGAACAGTTCAATCTACGTTTACAGATATGCCGTATCTTCGTCCTATCTGGCGTAAGAACACAGAAGAAGAAAGGCTGTTGGGCGTGAGCTTGACAGGTATTATGGACAATGAAATTACTAGCAACCCATCTAAGAAACTACTTAACAAACTTCGTGACACTGATGTACAAACAAACAGGGATTATGCTGAGCAGTTTGGAATTAGTGCATCTGCGGCCATCACTTGTGTTAAGCCTTCAGGTACTGTGTCGCAGCTTGTTGATAGCGCTTCTGGCATTCATGCACGTCATAGCGAATATTATATCCGCACTGTACGGGGTGATAACAAAGACCCTCTCACGCAGTTCCTAACAGATGCAGGCATCCCAGCTGAGCCTTGTGTTATGAAGCCCGACAGCACCACGGTGTTTAGCTTCCCAACCAAGTCACCTGACAATGCGGTAACACGTAACGACATGACTGCCATCGAGCAGCTGGAGCTATGGAAGACATACGCATTGGAGTGGTGTGAGCATAAGCCATCCGTTACCATCACGGTGCGGGACGAGGAGTGGCTCAGCGTAGGGGCCTGGGTGTTCGATAACTTTGACATCTGCTCTGGTGTATCCTTCCTGCCACACAGCGACCACACCTATGCACAGGCTCCTTATCAGGACTGTGACAAGGCTACCTACAAGGAAGCTGCTGCTAAGATGCCAGACTTTATCGACTGGGCTAAGCTCTCTGAGTACGAGATGGAAGACAACACAGCTGGTAGTCAGACGCTTGCCTGCTCAGGTGATGCTTGCGAGGTTGTTGACTTAACATAGGAGAATGACATGAAAGAGTTTTACATACTAACAACTCTAGCCATTGCTGCCCTCGTAGGTTTTATCACCTACCTGTGGCACAACAGCCCCGTCGAAGGTCTTTACTAACATGAGGGTAGAGATATACGGGCAGAAAAGCTGCAAGTATTGTAGAGACGCCGTAGTATTCTGTAGGGTTCGAAAGATTCCCTACAGTTACTACGGCATCGGCACAGAGATTACAGCTAAAGAGTTTAAAGAGCTATTCCCTGACGAGAAAACAGTACCGCAGATTAAAGTTAACGGTAAGCACATAGGTGGTTACACACAATTGGAGCATTACATATTATGAGCAGCCCATGTAAGGCCAGCGCAGAAGCCAAGGTAGATAGCTGTGAGTTGTCTAACACACATAACACCTGCATACACTGCGGCAGAACAGGACGTGACATTGAGAACTGGTCGGTCATGTCTCACGAAGACAAGAAGCAAGCTAATCTTGCAGCCAAGAAAAGACTCAAGGGTATGTGGCATAAATAATCCTTGACATTTGTTGTGTAATTTATTATAATGTATGTGGTGGTGGGCTAAACCTCCTTTCTCTCTCAATCCCGCTTAGCTCACCACCATTACTTATTTGGAGACACAATGAACAAGCGCCCAGTAATTTACATTGGATATGACGGACGTGACCATCGAGCCTTAGAGGTTCTGGCACATTCAATTAAAAAATATAACAAAGAGTACGACATCATTCCCCTGATGGAGCCTGCACTACGCCGCAATGGTATGTATCGCAGGGCTTCTGTTGTCTACCCGAACGAACCGCATCAACGCTATGACGTGTTCGATGGTAGACCCTTCAGCACAGACTTCACCTTCACCCGCTTCCTCGTACCTGCATTGAATCAGTACGATGGCCTAGCTTTGTTCATGGATGCCGATATGTTTGTACGTGCAGACATTGCAGGTATCTTTGAGGTGTACGGAAAGAACACACAGTATGCAGTACAGTGCGTACAGCACAAGCCTTATGAACCAAACAGTAAAGTAAAGATGGACGGTGTAGCACAGACAAGCTACTACAGAAAGAACTGGTCTAGCTTTATGTTATTCGATTGCAGTCACCCATCAAATCTAAAGCTTACAGTAGACGATGTAAACCTTAGAACTGGTGGGTGGCTTCATTCGTTTGGCTGGTTAGACGATAACGAGATTGGGTCTATCCACCCTGAGTGGAACTGGCTTGATGGTCAGAGTGACCCGCAGCTTGAAGCTAAGAACGTACACTTCACCACAGGTGGGCCTTGGTTTGACAAGTGGAAACCCAGCCGCCCTATCGAAGAAGCCTATGTTGAGGAGTGGCTAGAGGCTGAACAGGAAATAACAACACAACTTATTTTGGAGAACATGTAATGTATAATTTTGTAACGAGCTTTCACAAACAACACGAAGAGGTCTATGGCCTTAAGATGCTTGACTCTGTTGTTAAGAAATGGAAGCCAACAGACTTTAAACTACATGTTTACCTTGAAGGTTACGATGGTAAATCAGATGGCCTACCAGAAGCAGACTTTATTGAGTACCGTCACCTAGAAAACATTCAGGCACGTACTGATTTTATTACACGCAATAGCGATAAGAACGGACGCTTCGCTGAAGCACCTTATAACTATCGTATGGATGCTGTTCGCTTCTGTCACAAGGTGTATGCAATGAGTGATTTGTTCTTTGAGCTTCTTGAGCAGGAGTCTAGGGACTGGATGGTATGGCTTGATGCTGACACCCTTACAAAGAAAATGTTTAAGGCAAAAGATGCAGCTAAGATTTTAATCCCAGAGGTTGACATTGTACACCTTGGTCGTATTGATATTGACTATAGCGAGACGGGCTTCATTGGTTTTAATCTAGGTATGCACAATGCCTGCTCATTGCTGGTTGACCTGCGTGGTGCGTATGACACAGACGAAGTGTTTGCGTATCGTGAGTGGACAGATGCCTTTGTATTCACACGTCTGCTTAATATTTACGAGGCTCACGGAATGAAAGCTAGAAACTTATCTGAGGGCGTACGTGGTTTGTCTGTATTTGACCAGTGTATACTTGACGAACACTTCACACACAACAAAGGCAACCTAAAGCTTAACAACGAAACATCAAAAGACTTGCCAGCGTCTAATGCAAAATCACCAAAGCGTTACAAAAAACTAGCCGCTCTTGTTCGTCACTATTCAGAAGGACTCAACAGCTTTAGCATTGTAGAAACTGGCACGTGGAATGGTGGTCGTGCAATCGAGATGGCACTGACTGCGTTTGAAGCTGTAAACGAAGTACATTATCGTGGCTTTGATTTGTTTGAGCAGGCCACTAACGAAACAGATGCCTTGGAGCTAAACGTAAAACAACACAATGCTTTGGCTGCTGTTACTAAACGCCTTGAAGAATTTCAAGAGAAGTGTAAGGAGCAAAACAAAACCTTTACCTTTAAGTTACATGCAGGCGATACAAAAGAAACCATGAAAGATTCCCGTTACGACGATGTAGACTTTGTCTTTATTGACGGAGGCCATTCATTAGATACAGTGGCTAGTGACTACAGCTTTGTTAAGGACTGCCCTGTCGTTGTCTTTGACGATTACTATTCAACACAGGATAATAAAGAATTACCAGAAGAACACACAGGTATTATTAAAACTTTTGCAGCCATTGAGGAGAGAAAGAAAAACATCTTACCTTCTGAAGACCCTACTGCTTTTGGTGGCATTGTTCACCTTGCTGTATGTGTCAAGAAAGAATACAAGGACGTTCCAGCCGAACTGCTTCGTGTCCCTATTATTGTTAAGCCTAAAGACTCAATGCCAAGCGAACACATTAAGAAAAGTGTTACCGAAAACATCGCCAAGATAGATGACTGGGATTGGGTTAAGCAATACAAGACAACAGACGACCACGTTATGATTGTCTCTGGTGGTACGATTGACTTTGATAAGGTTAGGGAAACACAAAAGAAATACAATGCAAAAATCTGGTGTGTTAAGCACTCTTATCCTCGCCTCTTAAAGGAAGGTATTATACCTGACGCCTGTATGATTCTTGACCCACGTTCTATCGACGGTATCAGCACACATGGTGTAAAGCGTAAGGACTTGTTTAAGGATATGAACAAGGACACAACCTTTTATATTGCCAGCATGACAGATGAGGGTGTAGTTGATTACATCCTAGAACGTACAGATAATGTCAAAGGCTTTCACGCATTTACAGATGCGCTACGAGATGAAAGCATTGCAGACAAGTTTGTTGTTGACCCTAAACTAGGCATCACACCTGGTTCCTCTTTGGTAAGTGGTGGCACAGCATCAGCTACACGTACGCTAGGACTACTTGAGCTACTGGGATATAGGAACATTCACCTGTTTGGTTTTGATTGTTCTGTTTCAGAAGATGCTGTGAAGAAAGACGACAAGGACGAGATGGGCAACCCACGCTATATGCACGTAGAGATTGGAGGAGAAAAGTTTTGGACTACAGGTGAGCTTCTTGCATTAGCCCAAGACCTAGAGAAGCTCTTTGAAAGAAAAGACTATACACTCAGCCTGTCATTCTATGGAGAAGGCACACTAGCAGCAGCTGTGTGGAAGGGCGGATACTACAAGAACAACGTAGTAACATTTGAGGAGTACACAAATGCTTAAGGAAAAACACGAGAAGTTTTGTCAGTCTTATCTTATCAGCAAGAACGCTACGCAGTCAGCCATTGCAGCTGGATATTCTGAGCGCTCAGCACATAACCAAGGGTATCGACTGCTGAAGGAACCAGCAATTGTAGAGCGGTTAACTGCCTTAGAGTCTGAGTACAACACAGATGTTGATGTAATCACAGAGCTTGAGCAGCAATACGAAGCAGCTAAGGCTAATGGCAATGGAGCCACGGCTCTAAAAGCTTTGGAGATTCTGTCTCGTATTCGTGGTAACAATGCAGATGACGCCGCACCACAGGACATGGAAGGTCTTGAGGGGCGTATCTGTGCTGCGATGCAGGTAATTGGAAAGGACAAGATGTATGAACTGTTTATGTCTACCTTCCCTGAAGACTTCGACGAGGACTACGAAGAGCCTGAAGAAGAATATGCAGAAGAGGAAGACACAGATGTCACTGACTAATTATGCAATCGGAATCTTGATTATTATTGTTGCAATCTTATTAGGTGTAATAGAGGAAAAGAAATGAGCAAGTTTGAACAGAAGTCTGCCTTTATTACAGGCATTACAGGACAAGATGGCGGTTACCTAGCAGAGCTTTTGCTTGACAAGGGCTACGAAGTACATGCACTACAGCGGCGGTCTTCTTCTGAACCATCACAACGTATTGCACATCTGGTAGACAACAAGAACCTACACCTACATTACGGTGACCTTTCAGACACAGGCAGCATCATGCGGCTGTTTGATACAAACATATTCGACGAGGTATATAACCTAGCTGCCCAGTCTCACGTGCGTGTCTCCTTTGACATGCCAGAATACACCTCTGATGTAGACGGTATGGGGGTATTAAGGCTGCTGGAGTGCATTCGCACACTAGGAATGGAAGGTCATACCAAATTCTACCAAGCGTCCACCTCAGAGCTATATGGGAAGGTTGTAGAAACACCACAATCAGAGACCACACCCTTCTATCCACGCTCTCCTTATGGTGTCGCCAAGCAGTTTGCATACTGGATGGTTAAGAACTACCGTGAAAGCTATGGATTACATGCTTCGAATGGCATCCTGTTTAATCACGAGTCGCCGTGGCGTGGCAAAGAGTTTGTTACGCAGAAGATTGTGCAGGGTGTGGCTAATATTGCCAAAGGTAACCAGCCTCACATTGAGCTAGGCAACCTAGATGCAGAGCGTGACTGGGGACATGCAAAAGATTATGTATATGGCATGTATTTAATGACCCAGCAGGCGCAGGGCGATGACTATGTACTAGCTACGGGTGAGCTACACTCCGTGAGAGAGCTTGTAGAGAAGTGTTTCCGTGCAGTAGACATGCGTATATACTGGGAAGGCGAGCCTGGCCCTAACGAGATTGGTGTGGATGAGAATGGGAATACTGTAGTTAAGATTAACCCGGAGTTCTATCGCCCTGCAGAGGTTGAGCTACTACTGGGCGATGCTACCAAGGCACGTGAAGTGCTAGGATGGGAACCTAAGTACACCTTTGATACAATGATTGACGAGATGATGCAGGAAGCTCTTACTTAAGAGGATTGGCAACGGCATCAATGCCTTTCCATAGGTCGTCAATCTCTGTACTAATCTTATCAAGACCTTGTATCTTAGACACAGCTTGCTCTACAATCAACTTGCTTTCGGCTACAGTTTTTTCTGCTTCAGCAATTCTATCACGCATGTCCAGAAGTTCTTTTTGATTCTCCATAATGGTTTCAAGATTAGCACCTACCTTGGTCAGTTTTTCTTTACTGTCTACAACTGTATCTACTATTTCTTCTACTGCCTCAATCCTGCCGTAGAACTCAGCAACAGCCCAGATACCACCAGCCATTGTAGTTGCAATAGATAAGACAAGAGCAATCCAAATACCTTTTAGTTTTACTCCACCTACTTTAAGTTCTGTTTCTTCTAAGCTCATCGCATTATGTATCCTTGTTGTGCATATAGTTGTTCGCCTGTTGATAACACATCGGCAGCATTAACCTGTGTCATAAACCCATGGAAGCTGTGGTTTGCATTGATTGCAGCATTCCAAACAAAGCTAAGCTTATCTTGTGTGGCAGAGTATGTGACCTGTGCGTTTTCAAACGAGACATTAAAGTCTTTGGCATGACGGTCTGCTGTTTCGGTAATCCGTACATCTTTAGATGCTGCCAAAAAAGCTCCTGCTTCACGGGCATTAACTGCAATGTCAGTGAGCGACTGGTTAAAGTCGTCCACCGTTTCTTGCGTAATACCTACGTTATTAGACTCTACGTATTCCTGTA